TGTTTGATATATTAATCACTAACATACTTACATCATTTAATTTCAAGGTTGATATGGAAGACGCTAAACAAGACTGCTATGTGCTTATCCTAAAAACTTTGAAGAATTTTAATCCCGAAAATGGTAGTGCGTTTAATTATTTTACCACAGTTATTGTAAACAATTTAAAACTGATTTACAGTAAGAACAAGAAGTACACGGAAAAGATTAACGACTATATAGAAAACCAAAAACTAAAGTCCTAGTTTCCTGTAGATCGAAGGAAGGTAATCTTCACTAATATCATCTTGGTCCCCAAGCTTAATAAGGTGGGGAATCTTAGTGGTAGAAAAAATCACAAAGGAATGAGGCATATAAAAACTGTTTATAATGTAAACAGGCTCTCCTCTATCACTCTCTCCGTACCTCTCCTTAAGTTTGGAGATGAGGGTGTCGCTGGGACTATCCCACAGGGAGGTGAATAAAAGCTTACATCTCTCTTGGGTTCTCTTTTGTTGTTTGAGAACCTTGTTAAGCTCATTCTCTTTGGAAAGAAACTTAAGTTGGTGCTTCATTCAATAATTTCTACGGAAGAAGAGGTGTCTGCGGATTCAGTAACTTCCTCGGAAGCTTCCTCAGACTCTTTAAGAATCTCAGGGTGTTCTTCTGCATACTTCTCCATCTCTTCCATGAGTTTATTCTGCATGGCCTCAATACCATTCAAGAAGATTGCACGAAAGAAATCATCATCGCTGATCTCCGCAGGCTGTACAACATTCTTGAAGTTTTGAAACGCAAGCGTCTCTTCTTTATTTAGTTTAACTTGAAATTTCATTCTTTCTCTCTTTCTGTCCTGGGCCTTAATTGTCCAGTTCTTTAGGTTAAATGCTTGTCCGTCCATGTTGTCTATAATAGGGCTAAGGGAAAAAAATATGAAGGATATTTACGATTTATCTCCGTTGGATAAAAAGAAGCGCATCAACAGCCGCAGTAAGGGTTCTGGGTTTGAGCGTCAGGTTGCTAAGATTTTAAATGAGACTTTTGATACAAAAGAGTTTAGTAGAACTCCAGGGTCTGGTGCTTATGCTACTACTCATTCATTACCTAAACATTTAAAAATATATGGAGATCTAATTACTCCAGAGAAATTTAGATACTGTATAGAATGTAAAAAAGGATACAACAAACTTAGTATTATTAGTTTATATGATTATAGCAGCGATTTCTGGAAATTCTATGAACAATGTGAAAAAGATTCTAAAAAGGCTGAAAAAGAACCACTTCTAATCTTTAAACAGGACAGAAAGCCTGCACTAGCAATGACAACAGCCAACAACTTTTCACATACACTTAAAAGTATTCAACTTGATAGAGAAAAAGATGGATACATAACTAAACATAAAATATATTTACTAGAGGATATTTTAGAAGATATGAGATCTTGTTGGTTTAGCTGAGTTTATTAAAAACCATCTCCATCAATTTCATATGAGAGTTTAAATAGTCTTCAAAATTAGTGGACTCTTTTTTAGACTTAGCTGTTTTGGGAATATCCTCTCCTGCTCCTTTACCAGCAGCAACTACATCTGTGTTTTCTCCTTTAGCATCTTCGATAGAAAAAGTAAACAAGGCATCTCCATCTCTACGAGAAATAGTATAAGTGCTTCCACTTTTTGTCATAACATTTATAGAAGGCTTTCCGTTTTGGGTAGTAAGCCCAGACATAGCTGATTGTATTTCTTGATTATTAGCAAAGGAGGATTGTCTATCAGTAGCCATTACTCTTTTGACTTTCCAAACTTCTTTTTCTGAACCTCCTACTACACTTATTCTGTGGGCAACCCAAGCCTTAGTGTCCTCATCAGTTACCTCACCATCATTAGTCAGAGAAGAAACGATTTGTCTTTCTCTTTTTGCTTTCAGTTTTTTTAATATTCCCTTATCACCCGCTTTGGCTTTCTTCTTACGCTCTTTAAGTTTTTCTAGCCTTTTAGCAAGTTCGGCTGCTTTTTTATCACCCTTTTCCGTTTTCAAATCTATTTGTTCAGCTCTTCGTTTTTTTACTCTATTTATTTCTACATCTGACAAGGTATCAATTGCAAGATCGCGTTCTTTTATTTGGTCAGGAGAGAGTTTGGCGGGATCCCCAAAAAGTTCAGTAACAATCGGCGTTCCTGGGTGATCTTTAATCCTTTGCTGATAAGCTTGGGCTGCTTCAATCGAATGACCTGCATCAACAGCCCTTTGTTGTGCTTTCACAACAAAAGCATAATCTTCACTATCTTCTGGGTGCTTACCAGAAACAATCTCAGATTGTTTATCGTGACCACTCTCTCCAACTTTCTGTCTAGAAGATTCATCTGTAAGCATTTTCATTTCAATAGCTACAACAATCTCTCCAGTCTTTTCATTCTCTCTAATAAGAGCATCCTCTCCAAATCTTTTCTCAAGATTAGCTGTAAGAAGATTTCCCTGTTCTTCGCTTAGATCTTTAAAAGATAATTGGATATCATCTTTTCTACCTAATAAAGTAGAATCCGTCTGTCCTGAAGCCTTAGCACTACTGGGCCTAACTCCAAGTAAATTATAAACATCAGTATTCCATTCCGCGTTTACAGCAGTAAGTAAAACGAGTCCCATTCCACTTTTAGCACTCCACTTGGAAATTCTATCACAATCTTCAGAAGATAAACCTTTATCATCGCAAATCTTAGTAGTAGCTTGCTGCATTCTTTCAGCATCTTCTGCTCCTTCTTGAGATGTAAGCAAATCATTAATCTGCCGATGAAAGATTCCATCAATATTATCAATTATACTTTTCCCAGTTTTTTCGTCAAGTTTACTAGCGTCTTCATACGCAGCAAAAGCTAAATCAAGTTCTCTCTTTGCACACGCATCATCCCCCTTTTTTCTACATTCGGCTGCGTTACTAATGTGAAGACCTATTACAACATACTTTTCTACTATTACACCCCTGTTAGCTGTATCGGCCCCACCAGAATCAAGTTTAGGCATATCTTTTATAAGAGGAAGATGTTTGTCAGAATCAACTTCAGCGTTATTTCGCTTTTCAATTTCTTCATTTACATTAGCAGCCATAGCTAAATACAGATCATCTTCTCTCGATCTATTACCAGCAACCTTATATCTTATAAAAATCCAGTCTTCTACTTCATTACCATCCTCATCTGTTGATTCCGCTTTAAATAAAACACCGTGCGTAGAGGTCTTTACTCTCCCAGATAAATCTCTTAGGTCTTCATCAGACATCTCCGCTGGTTTTTGGGAAGCATTAAATAAGTTAGCACCATTCTCATAAATTTTCTGTCTAGTCTCAGGATCTATATGATCTGATAATACCGATTGGTCAGAAATTGTTGTTGGAGATCTGTCTTTTTCTGGGTCGTACCCAGGATAAACTTTTCGGACTCTTTCAGTACGAGCAGCGGAATCTTCTCCTTCTCGTATTTTAAAAAAATCATCCTGTATAATTTCAAGGTTATCTGCTGTTGCCGCTGTACTTTGTTCTGCTGCGTCTTCGGGAGTAAGAACCCCTTCACCATCTTTCCCCCCTTCTTTAAAATAATTAATTATTTTATTTTGGGTCATCTCATCATGTTCCTCAAAAGAAGACTTCGCTGCACTAGGTCTACCTGCAAAGGGTCCACCTATGGCAATTACTTTCCCTACGCCTGCTTGCCCGTTGGCATCTGTCTTAATAGCTTGCCTATAGAAAAATAATGCGCTACCTTTTATGTAGTGCGGCTCTCTTGTGGCAGCGTCAGCAGGTTGTGCAGCAGCAAAAGCTGCTAATGCCTTCTGTTTAGCCTCTTCGTCAGACACTTCTTTATCAGATTTCTTCTTATCTTCCGCTTCAGTAATACCTATTCTAAGCTCTCGCTTCTTAAGTTTATTGTAACTATCTAATAGTTCTTGGAAATAATTCATTTTATATTATAGAGGAAAAGAAAAAAGCCCAACCCAGAGAGTATCCAGGCTGGGCAAAGAATCATAAAAGTAATTTTATAAACAGTTTTATGCTAAGTTATAATCGGATACCTGCATAAAGTCGTAGCGGAAAGTTACTTCAACAGTATTAAATTCGTTTGTAGAATAGTTAAGTTCAGCAGATTTCCAAGACTTGGGGTACACACCATAGAGTTCCATAGTAGTATGCGGCTTAAGTTTATTATCTAGTTGTATAATATCTACTTTCTTAAGTTTAAATTGTCCATTACGCCCACCATCAAGAGTCTTCGTCATTTCCCCAGTAAGAGGGTCATAAATCTGAGTAAACCATTTCCATAAGTTTAAACCTGATTTAGTAGCAAAAAGATTATCAAAAGTTACAGTTAACTCTTCTGGTGCGGGTTTGCCAGGATAGAAGACACGATCATTTACACGATGTACTTCAATATCTTCAACAGTAAACCCTACTTGGCTAACTTGCTTTGCTGCTAGAGTTAAATCTTGTGGAAATTGGATTTCTCCGACTCCAAACTGATCTAAACCTAGAAAATGAATCTCCCATTGATAAGCCCTGACTGAATCAAGACCTTCGGAAATTCTAGGAAGTTCCTGTCCTGGGGTAAAGGAAAGGTAATCGTCCTTGTATTTTGGATTAGTTGGCATTTATAGTATCTCCTTTATAGTTAGCCTAGTTTAGCTGACTGGTTAGTAAGGTTAATTTCAAAGATTAGAATCTCTGCGGTCTTGGTTGGCTTGATAAGAACCTTACACCAGAGTTCGTTTCTATCAATACGGACTGAAGTATTTGTGGTTTCATCACAAACTACTCTGAATTCCGTAATTCCTCTTCTTTGTTTGATATCATCCATCATAGGATTAATTAGAGTTTCAATTCTTTGCCAAGTGATAGGATCATTTGGTTCAAATACAAAGGCTGTAGTTGAAGCAAGAATTTGTTTTCTAATAAGAATCATCATTCTTCTAATATTTACTCTATCAAGAGCACTAGCAGCTCTTTGTGAAGTTCTTTGACCAAAGATTGTAATTCCTTGTTGAGGGAAATTAACAATAGGATTAATTACATTTCCTCCACTATACATGGAATCTCTATCACCCTGGTTCAGTTTGACTTCCACCTCACTTGGCTTACTAAGCTTTCCTCTTACAAAACCTGCTGGAGCGAACCATGTTTCTGCACTATTATCAGTAAATGCCATTTGTCTTGCAGCAAAGATAGCGGGATCATAGAAGCGATCCTTACCATCAAAAACGCTAAAGACTTTAACATGAGGCCAGTAAATAGCAGCATAAGAACTGTTTAAAGAGGCAGTCCTACTTTCGGAACCTCCATTAGACCAATCAATAGCGTCTTGGGCAGTCCCTACACCTTCTGGAGGGGAAACAAGAGCTAAGAAGTTTTGTGTACTCTCTGCTAAGGTTACAAGATTATCTTGAACAGTCTGATCGTATACCCCAGGAACCATTGCAACTGAAATATTAAGAGCATCATCATCTAATGCTTGCATCCCAGTTTTTGGGTCAAGGTTTGCGAGGCCGACTAAAGCAGTATTATTCTCTGAATCGGATCCTGTTCCATCAGTACCTCCAGCTAAACTAACACTTCCTTCAACAGGTTTAATAAATCTAGCTCCATCAACACTAATGGCAAGCCCATCCCCTCCTTGAGTTCCACTTAGATCAATAACACCCATAGAGGAAAGATAGCTATCGAATGCGGTCAACTTAGTATTAGTAAAATCAGAAGAACCCGCTCCAGAAACGAGATTCCCTTTAATGATATCTGAGGTTAGGTTAGTTTCTCCAGTATTAATAACATCTTCAATATAGGTTCCATTTCCATCAAGGAAAGAGGTTTTAAAAGTTTCTTTAGCTACTCCTTCATCGTTTACAGTAATAAGAGTATTAGCTCCACCTAGATTTTCAACCTCAACTGAGTTTCCTCTTACACTTCCATCTGCAAGAGTTGAGAGATTATACCCAGTCCCTGGGTGTATAGTTTCAGCTAAATAACCAATCCCACTAGCTACCTTGTTGTAGAAGGTCGATCCGTAAATTGTTAAAGAAGAAGCCAGCGAGGTGACCGCTCCAGCACCAGCAACTAAACCATCACCACTTGTAGCCAGAAGAACATAGGTTCCTGTAGTGTATGTTGGTTCATTAT